ATTTAATTAAATTGTTATATTAACATAATAAAACACCAAATATGAAAGCTACGGAAATTTTAGATAATCTAAAAAAAGCGTTGTCTCCAAATCAAGAAGTTGAATTGAGCAACGAAGAAGTGAAAGATGTAGAAGTTAAAGCAGAAGAAGTTGTTTTAGCTGATGAGGTTGTTGAAGAAGTAAAAGAGGAGGCTGTTGTAGAACAACCTAGCTATGCTACTTTATCAGACCTTACGTCTTTAAAGAATGAAATATTGGATATGTTAGCAGCATTTGCTGAAGTATCTAAGGAGTACAAAAAAGAAGTTCCATCTGAATTAAAGGAGGAAGTTAAAGAAGAAGAAGTAGAATTAAGTGTTGAAACAGTTGAAGAAATTGTTCCATCGCCTGAGGCTAATATCGAAAAAAAGAAAATTACTAAAACAAACAACAGAAGAGTATTATCTACACAAGATAAGGTTTTCGCAAAATTATTCAAATAAGAAAAAGCTATGGCTACTACAACTAGTATTACTACAACTTATGCAGGTGAGAAGATGCAAGGATTCATCTCAGCAGCACTTTTAACAGCTACTTCACTTGATGCAGGTGGAATTAGCGTTAAAGCAAACGTAAAATATAAATCAGTAATTAAGACTTTCGCTACGGATGCTCTTGTTGCTGATGCAACTTGTGACTTCACAGACACATCTACAATCACTCTTGGTGAGCGTTACTTAGAGCCTAAGAGCTTACAAGTAAACGTTGCATTATGTAAGGCTGATTTCAGAGATGATTGGGATGCTATCTCAATGGGAATGTCAGCTCACGATAACTTACCTCCATCATTCCAAGATTATTTAGTTGGATATATGGCTGCTAAGGTTGCTGAAACAACTGAAAACACAGTATGGAAAGGTGCAGACGGAGCAGGTGCTTTTGATGGTATTTGTACTTTAGCTGCTGCTGATGCAACTGTTATTGATGTTGTTGGTGTATCTGCAGGTGCAGGTGGATTAACTGCTGCTAACATTGTTGCTGAATTAGGAAAAGTGGTTGACGCTATTCCAACTACTATCTACGGAAAAGAAGATGGTTACATCTATATCTCACAAAAAGCATACAGAGCTTATGTTCGTGCTTTAGGAACTTTAGGATTTGTTGATAGATTCAACAATCAAAATATGGGAGATGTAATGTTTGACGGTGTAAGATTATTCGTTGCAAACGGAATGGAAGAAGATACTATGGTATTTGCACAATCTTCTAACTTATGGTTCGGTACAGGACTATTAAATGATACTAACGAAGTTAAAGTCTTAGATATGGCTGACTTAGATGGTTCTCAAAATGTAAGAGTTATAATGAGATATACTGCAACTGTGAACTACGGAATTGGTTCTGAAATTGTATTATACACTCCTGTAGCGTAATTAAATAATCAAGATAGCCTCTCATTAATTTGGGAGGCAAGTCTTAAAACAAAAATATAATAATATGGCTTGTGATATTGCAACGGGAAGAGTTGAAGCGTGTAAGGAAAGTGTAGGTGGTCTACGTAATCTTTTCATCGCTAACTTCGATTCTACATTGTATTCTACAGCTACGTTGACGCTAGACGAAATGACAGCGTTAGCTTCTGCTGTGACTACATATAAATTTGAACTACGAGGTGATAATAACACCTTTGAAGAAACTAACGAAAACTCAAGAGACAACGGAACATCGTTTTGGACTCAGACAGGAGCTTTCTCACTTAAAAAACAAGACTTAGCTACTCAATCAGCTTTAACTTTATTATCATACGGAAGACCTCACATCATCGTAGAGGATTACAATGGTAACTTTAGAATGGCAGGATTTGAGAATGGATGCGAAGTAACTGTAAACACTTCTACAGGAGGTGCTATGGGAGATTTATCAGGATATAATATCACGTTTGAAGGCAAGGAAAGAACTCCTTCTACGTTTATTGACCCTGCAATTATGGATGACGTAGCAGGTTTTGTAATAGACCCTACAGTTATTAATCCATAAGAAGGATTACGACAAGGATTGAATTAAGGGGTACGTAACTGTACCTCTTTTTTTGTGCTTAAAAGTGATTATAATAAAACAAAAACATTGTTTAATCGTTATATTAATATGACTATAGAAAACATATCTAACTTACCTATAATTAGCATTGAGCTATCTCCAAGAACACCTGCAAGAGATAATTGCTTAGACAACCTTAATGCTTACATATATGATAAGGAGACAAGGATTAGTTATGTGGTTGGTATGGGTAATATAGAATTATTTTATGACAACACATTAGCTAAAGTAACATTGACAGACGCAACCTTAATTTCTACGATAACAAAGGATAGTGCTTTAAGCATTTCATTTTATATAGAAACATCAGGCTCAACATATTTAGATAGCTTACCTATCTACAGAGATTTAATAACATTTAAAGATTCAATAGATACTGCTTCTGACTACACACAGTCGGATGGTAATACTGAATACATATTTGCATAATTATGGCTAGACCAAGAAGATTAAAGATAGAGGCTACTAAAGCCAAGAGTGATAACAGACAGAACCTACGTGTTGTTGATTTGGCATCATACCAAACTCCTGTTATAAAGGAGGAGTACAACAAAGGATGGGTTTCATATGGAGAAGATAATGATTACTTTCAAGAGCTTATCGAAAGGTATTTAGGTTCTGCTACTAACTCAAGGTGTATTAACGGTATTGTTGATATGTCTTACGGTAGGGGATTAGAAGCTTTAGATAGAATATCACACCCTAAGGAGTACTTAGAAATGAAAACCTTACTTAACGGTAAGCAGATAAAAAGGGTTGTTCACGATTATAAGATGCTTGGGCAAGCAGCTATTCAGGTTTCATATAATAAGGCTAAGACTAAGATATTAAAAGTATCTCACTTTCCTATGGAGACTTTAAGGGCTGAAAAAGCGGGTAAGGATGGAATTATATCTGCATACTACTATCACCCTAAATGGAGTGATGTAACTAACAATGATGAACCTAAGCGTATTCCTACGTTTGGTAATGGTTCAAAGGCTCAAAGGAATGAGTTATATGTAATCAAACCTTACAGAAGTGGATTCTATTACTATTCACCTGTAGATTACAATGGTTGCTTACAGTACTGTTATTTGGAATCAGAAGTATCTAATTATCATATAAACAACATTAAGAACGGATTACAGCCTTCATTGTTTGTAAACTTTAATAATGGGATACCATCAGAAGAAACACAAGATATTATCGAAAGAAAGATATATCAGAAGTTTGGAGGAAGTACTAATGGAGGAAAGGCTATTATAGCTTTCAATGAGTCTATAGAACAACAAGCGTCTATAGAAGCTATTCATTTACCTGATGCTCACGCACAGTACCAATTCTTATCTGATGAAGCTACACAAAAGATTATGTTAGGTCACGGTATTGTATCTCCAATTCTATTGGGTATAAAGGACAATACAGGATTTGGTAATAATGCAGAAGAATTAAGAACTGCTGCTGTACTTATGGATAATGTAATCATAAGACCTATACAAGACGAAATACTATCAGGATTAAAAGAAATACTGAGCTTTAATAATATTAACCTAAATATTTACTTTACCACATTACAACCGATTGAGTTTACTGAGTTAGATAATATTTCAACCAAAATTAAAAGAGAGGAGGAGACAGGAGAAAAACTAAGTTCTCAGGAGCTTAGTGATTTCTCCGATGAAGATGGTGATGATATGTTGAATCAATTAGAGGGCTTAGGAGAGCTTATTAGCGATGATTGGGAGTTAATACATTCAGAAGAACTGAAAGGCTCGGAAACCGACCTTAAAATGGCTGTAGAGACCGATGAGAGGACTTGGGTACAGAAGTTATTTAATATAACTCCATCTCCTAAGAAAAAATCAGTAGAAGATAATAGTTCATATAAGATAAGATATGCTTATGTTCCTTCAAGGAAATCTTCACAATCAAGAAACTTCTGTAAGCATATGGAAGTGTTTACTGATAACAACATTGTGTTTAGAAAGGAAGATATAAATCAAATGTCTTTTAGAGGTGTCAACAGGTCACACGGACATAAAGGACAGAATTATAGTTTACTAAAGTATAAAGGTGGTAAGTACTGTAAGCACCTATGGGAACTTCGTGTTTATAGAAAGAAGGGTGGAGAAGTAGATGTTGATAAAGCCTTTGAGGATGGCTTAAAGAGACCTAACAACCCTTCAGAGACAACAATTAAACCTCACGATATGCCGAATGGTGGTGCATATCCAACAATATAGATAATATGGCAACAAAAGCGTTATTCATAAATTTAACTGAATTAAAGAAGAAGTCTATTATAGATGGTTCTTTAGATTCAAATAAGATACTTCAGTACATTGAGTTGGCTCAAGATATACATATTCAGAATTACTTAGGAGGTAGTTTATATAAAAAGATACAGCAACTAATAGTTGATGGTGAGATAGACTTAGCAGGTAATGCTGACTATAAGTTATTACTTGATGATTATATTAAGCCAATGCATATATGGTACTCACAAGCTGTTTATATACCTTTTAGTGGTTTTCAGATAGATAATGGTGGATTATTCAAGCATACGTCTGAGAACTCAGATTCTTCAACAAGGGATGACTTAGACTACTTAACACGTAAAGCATTGAGTAATGCTGAATTTTATGCTAAGAGGTTCTTAGATTATATGTGTGAGTATGGTAATGATTATCCTGAGTATTGCACGACAAGTGATAGTGAAAATATGAACCCTGATAGAAGTATTAACTATTCAGGAGGATGGCATCTTTAATATGAACAGAGAAGGAATAAGGCTTTATAAAGCTAAGGAGTCTAGTATTAAGAAGTTAAAGAAGCTTATAGAGACTGATGAAGTAAAAAAATCAATAGAGTTCTTTTCAACCTACGGAAAAAACAAAAACAATGACGGATATAGCAACAAAAAACATTAACAACTATTTAGCACCTATACTAATAGTTGTAGTCGGTTTCTTTTTAATACAATCACTTAAACAGATTCAAACAGACATACACGCTTTAAAGAAAAGTGAGATTGACAGAAGGGAATGGGTACGTGATTGGATTTCTGAGTGGCAACCAACTTTGGAGTACAGCAGGAGGCAAATGATAAAAGATAAATAATGGAAAAGGAAACTAGTGATGAAATGGTAAACTTAAAGGTTAGAACCTTTATAGCTTTACTAATATCAGTTATAACTGTTACTAATAGTTTTAGTATTGTATGGCAGAAGATACAACGAACTGAGGAACAACAGAAATATAATAAAGAAAGAGCTGATAGGATTTCAGAACGGTCTATCCAAGAGTCTAAAGACTATTACCATATACAAGAATTGAAGCAGGAGTTATTACAATGTAAGGAATTAAATAAGTGAAATATGGGATTTACAAGCAGGCTTTTATTAACGTTAAGAATTACTAAAGAAGTTAGAGATGAAATATCTACAATAAAGCCTGTTGGTGTTTGGGAAGAAATAGAAAAGCTAAAAAACACAAACGAGGATATAATGTACAGATTTAAACAAATATCAAACGCAGTTGCAGGAAGAGAAACAACAACAC